GTTTTGTAAATCGAATACCGGGGGGTATATTTGCAAAATTCAGAACCTCAGGGTCTGCAGAAATGGAAAATCACAACGACGTAGAAGCCGAAAGGCTGCGCCTCGAGCTGCGGCTCAGGCTCCTTGAAGCACAAGAACGCGCTTCGGGAGATTTCTTGAGCTTTTGTCAGTACGTCTGGCCCGAAATGTTAGTCGGTGAGCACCATCGGCGGATCGCGAAGGCCCTTGACCGAGTCGTTACTGGCGAATGCAAGCGCCTGATGATTGCCATGCCGCCCCGGCACGGAAAATCCCAGATGGGGAGCTACCTGTTCCCTGCCTATTTGATGGGCAAGCGCCCTCAGAGCAAGCTGATCGTCGGTTCGCACACCGCGGAACTCGCTCAGCGGTTCGGTCGCATGATCCGAAACCTCGTGGAGGACAGCCGCTACAAGGAACTTTTCCCCAACGCGGCCCTGTCTGCTGACAGCAAGGCTGCTGGACGGTGGAACACGAACCAAGGCGGCGAGGCTTTCTTCATCGGTAAGGGCGGTGCGATGACCGGCCGCGGTGGTGACGTGGTGATCCTGGACGACATCTTGGATGAGCAGGACGCTTTGTCTGAGACGGCGATGGAAAACACCTTTGAGTGGTACACATCCGGCCCCCGCCAGCGTCTGCAGCCCAACGGCGCCATCATTATCATCAACACCCGCTGGAAGACCGATGACCTAAGTGGGCGCTTACTGCGCCAGCAGGGCAATCTGAAGGCCGATCAGTGGGAGTTGCTGGAATTTCCTGCCATTCTGCCTAGTGGAAACCCGCTCTGGCCGGGCTATTGGAGCAAGGACGAGCTTGAGAAGGTCAAGTTGTCCATTGGCATGAAGAAGTGGAACGCGCAGTGGCAGCAGGAACCCACGGATGACAGCGGCGCGATCCTGAAACGGGAGTGGTGGCGCAAGTGGAAGTACGACGAGCCTCCTGTCTGCGACTACATCATCCAGACTTACGACACGGCCTACAGCAAGAAGGAGACTGCTGACTTCTCTGTCATCAGCACGTGGGGCGTGTTCTTCCCAGATGCTGACTCGGGCCCAAATCTGATTGCTTTGAACGTGCGCAAGGGCCGGTGGGACTTCCCGGAGCTCAAGCGGGTGGCCAGGGATGAGTATCGGTACTGGAAACCGGACAGTGTTTTGATCGAGGCCAAGGCTACTGGCACGTCGCTGCAGCAGGAAATGCGCAAGATGGGGATTCCTGTGGCCATGTACTCCCCTGGCGGCCGGAAGTCTGGGACTGACAAGGTCAGCCGGGCCAACTCTGTCGCTCCGCTGTTGGAGTCAGGGATGATCTGGTACCCGGAGAACCAGGAGTGGGCGCAGGAGCTGGTGGAGGAGTGCGCCGCGTTCCCCGTTGGGGCTCACGATGACCAAGTTGATGCGGCGGTGATGGCTTGGATGCGGTTCCGCCAGGGCAACTTCATCTCCTTGGCCGACGACGAGGAAGACGAATCGGAACCGGCGCTTGGACCAGTTGAGTATTATTGACAGGTCTATACAATCGACCGGAATTCTTGTCCCGAGGACCGCGGACCATGGCCCAGGATTCTTTTGATGCGATTGTGAATGCAGTGATGCTGGCCGAGAGTGGTGGTCGGCGTTTTGACAAGCAGGGCAACTTGTTGACTTCGTCCAAGGGTGCTCAGGGTGAGATGCAGGTGATGCCGGGGACGGCGAAGTCGCCTGGATATGGGGTAGCTCCGGCGCAGGACAGGTCGCCGGAGGAGTTGGCGCGTGTTGGGCGGGACTATTTGAAGTCCATGCTGGACAAGTATGGTGAGTTGGATAAGGCTCTGGCCGCGTACAACTGGGGTCCGGGGAACACGGACAAGTGGATTGCTGCTGGTGCGGATCCGAAGAAGTTGCCGTCTGAGACGCGCAGTTATATTGACAAGATCAAATCGACGTTGGGTGGTGAGCGGGTAGCGGACAGGTCGTCAAAGCCTGCTGCTTCGCCAGCACCAGCGCCTGCTCAGCGGCCTCCGGCGGCCCGTGGTGGTCCTCTTGCGTTTCCTGTACCGCGGACCGCGGACCTTGGTACGAGCTATCAGGCTGCTTTGGCGCTGTCCTTCTTGGCTGATGAAGCGGAGCGGGAGGAGGGGCGTCGGGAGTATGACGAGCGCGAGCCCAGTACGGCGCAGAAGTGGTTGGCCAGTGCAACGCCCAAGGTATCGCCGGAGATGTTGGCAATGCCGTACGCTTCCCCGTTCGGTCCTGAGCCTGAACAGCAGCCCGTGCGCGCGGCTGATGGTGGCTTTATAGCTGTGGGTTATGACACCCCGCCTGCTTATAAGGATGGCGGTTCGGTTTCGGACGAGGAATGGAAGGATGGTCCGCCTCCGCCGGAAGCTCCCCGCGGCCTTAGCGGAGCCATCTTTGGTGCTGCGACGATGGAAGACGCGCCCCGTGGTCCGCGGACCGCGCGTGAGCGGCTGATGCAGATGTACCACTCGGCGCGGGATTTTGTTGAGGATGTGCCCAGGACTCCGTTGGGCATGGCCACAGAAGGTGCGATGTTCCTGGCGGACCGGTACAAGCTGATGCCTCCGGCTCTGCAGGAATTGATGGCGCAGGAAAAGGCGCGCAGGGATTCGTTGCGTGCGCTGCGCCATGCGCGTGGGTATGACGAGGGTGGCGAGGTAGAGCCTGTTGAATCGAAGCAGGCGGCCCAAGGACCGCGGACCACGGAGTTTCGTGTACCGCCCGGGCAGACGGAAGCGCGGTTGAGGGAATTCAACCGGTTGGATCCTGGTACGCAGGAGATGATTACGCGCAGCGATCCGCGGTCGCAGTTTGCTTTGCGGCCTGCACCGGCCAGTATTTCTGCGCCGTATACCTTGTCCACGATCCCTGGTGTGCGGGCCTTGTACGACGAGACGTTGGCGCTGGGGGATCGGGAGACGGGCGGGTACGCCAATCCTGTTCTGAAGATGACCAAGCGTGCAACGGGCAAGGAGTTCCCGACCAGCGATGTGGTGTTCTTGCAGCCGGGGCGCGCGGCAGCGCAGGATCTGCAGACGCGCGCGCATGAGGCTGAGCATTTGCTGGCTAAGCGTGGGTTGGGCGATGCGCTTGCGATCAATGCCAAGTTTGACGAGCTGATGGGCAACTCCAAGGCGCGCCGTCAGTTTGTGGAAGCGGCCGTGAAGATGCAGCCGTACTTGGAAAAGACCTACGGTACGCAGAGTTCGTACTTCACGCCGGAGATGTTTGCCTTTCAGGAGCGCAAAGGTAAGGGCCCGGTCTTACTGTTTGAGCAGTTTGCCGAGCTGGCAGCGATTGAGCAGGCTACGGGCAAGGATCTGACGAAGGATCCTGAACTGCGCAAGACGATCTTCAAGGACAAGAAGGTCCGCGAGGTGTACAACTCGATGACGGGGTTGCGCCAGACGCGCCTGGATGCGCGGGACTTGAGCCCGTACACGCCCATCCCGGAAAAAGAACCCAGCATGATGGAGTTCATCCGCGGCAAGCTGGGTTTTGCTGAAGGCGGCGAGGCCAAGTCGGAGGACAAGCCTGAGGCCAGGGCTTCCGCTCGTGGGATGTTGGAATCTCTGAAGTCGGGCGAGGGTGCCCAGGCTTTTTTGCGGGGCTTGACGATGCTGCCCCAAAACATCGCAGGCGCGCCGGTTGATGTGGCCACCTTGGTCATGCGGCCGTTTGGCTACAACGTGGAAAGGCCTGTTGGTGGGAGCGAGTGGCTGAAGGAAAAGTCGCGCGCTGCGGGTGTCGCGTTTCAGGAGCCGACGGACCCGAACGCCCGTGCCCTGTTCACGGCGGGTGATATCGCCAGCAATCTCACCAACCCGGCTGGCGCGACGCGCGCCGCGGTCCGTGGTGTGAAGGAAGTGGGCGAGCAGGCTGGGCAAGCGGCCAAGATGCTGCGGGATCTCAAGCCGCCGTCAGGTCCTGACTTGGCGCCTGCTGGTGTTCCGGCTGAGATGGCCAAAGCGCCTGATCGCAAGTCTTTGGAAGAACTGGTCAGTGCTCCGATGCTGGCCGAAGGTTCTAAGCGGGACTTCTTGCGTTTAGAGCAAGCTGCGCGCCAGCAGGTTATTGCGGGTGAGCCGGTGACCGCGATTCCGAAGGCTCGGTTGATGGAGTTCACGGAGCCGGTCATGGATGTGGGCAGGGGCATGAAGTGGTACAAGCTCAACGATCCGCGCGCCGCGATTCTGGAGGGCGGTGCCATGAACCACTCTATTGGTCAGTATGCCGAGGACCGCGGTTATGTGGTGGGCGGGTTGCCTGCATTTTTGTCGGGCCGCGCGGAGGTGTATTCTTTGCGTGGTGAAGACGGTGTGCCCCGGGTGACGCTGTCTATTGAGAAGTTCCAAAATGGGGATCGTTTTATTCGGGACGTCCGTGGTCCGTCCAACTCCAATCCAGCCGCCTTTCGGATGGCCGTTTTGAAATTTATGGACGATCCGAAAAATCGGGTGATTGGTTCGGAGTACCTGACCTACAACCAAAATCAGATGGGACAAAAGGTTCCTCCAGTCAACATTGACTGGAAACAGGACCTTGACGATTGGAGGTTGGGCATCTTGGACTACCGTCGCGGGCTCAAAGAGGATTAAGGAATAACCATGCCGATTGAAAAGAACATCACCGTCGATGAGTTGCCTGTAGGTGACGTTGAAATCGAGATGGAAGAGGCGCTGCCTGATGTGGACATCGAGTTCGATGCCGAAACAGGCGAGGTGGTGATTGGGATTGGCAAGGAAGAGGACGACAAGGTCCCCTTCGACAGCAACCTTGCTGAGGTTGTCGATCCGTCAGTCTTGCAGAGCATGTCCTCGGAGCTGATGGCTCTGTTTGAAGCGGACAAGTCCTCGCGCAAGCAGTGGGAAGACCAGTACGGCAAGGGCCTGAAGCTGCTGGGCTTTTCGTTTGAGGAGCGCACCAAGCCGTTCAAGGGCGCGTGCCCCGTTCAGCATCCCTTGCTGACCGAGAGCGTGGTGCAGTTCCAGGCGCAGGCGTTGAAGGAAATGATGCCCGCGGGCGGCCCTGTGCGTACGCAGGTCCTGGGCAAGGAAACGCGCGAGAAGTTGATGCAGGCCGAGCGCGTGCGTGACTTCATGAACTACCAGATCACCACGGTGATGGAGGAGTACACGCCGGACTTCGACCAGCTCCTGTTCTACGTGGGCTATGGCGGCTCGGCTTTCCGCAAGGTGTACTACTGCGAGGACAAGGGCCGCATGACGAGCGCCCTGATCCTGCCGGAGGATCTGTACATCCCGTACAACGGCTCGAGCGTGATGAGCGAATGCTCCCGGATCACGCACCGCGTGACGATGCCGGTGAATGCCTATCGCCGTGCCGTGGTCCGTGGCCAGTACTTGGATACCGCCCAGGCGCAGGCCGTGGCTGAGACAAGCCAGAACATTATCCAGAAGGAACAGGACCGTGTCGTGGGCATCGTGCCCACGGGTGGGGATGATGAAGAGATCGTGCTGTTGGAGTTCCAGGTTGACTATGACCTGCCGGGCTTCGAGCACAAGGAAGACGGCGAGGCCACGGGCATCAAGCTGCCGTACATCGTGACCATCGATGAGGTCACGAACCACGTGGTGGGTATCCGCCGCAACTGGAAGCAGGGTGACGAACTCTATCGTCGCTGCCAGTACTACGTGCACTACCTGCTGGTCCAGGGCCCCGGTGCGTATGGCTTGGGCTTCCTGCATCTGGTTGGTGGCCTGAGCAAGACGGCGTCGGCCGCGCTGCAGCAGTTGATCGACGCGGGCACGCTGTCGAACCTGCCTGCTGGCTTCAAGGCCAAGGGCGCGCGGATCATGAACGACGACATGCCGCTGCAGCCTGGGGAGTTCCGGGATATCGACACGGGCGGCGCGGAGATCAATTCCTCGCTGCTGCCGCTGCCGTACAAGGAGCCGAGCCAGACGCTGTTCACGCTGCTGGGCTTCTGCGTGGATGCAGGCCGTCGTCTGTCGAGCATCACCGACATGCAGGTGGGCGACAGCAATCAGAACGCTGCGGTGGGTACCACGATTGCGTTGCTGGAAAAGGGCTCGGCCGTCATGTCAGCCATCCACAAGCGCCTGCACTATGCACAGAAGCTGGAGTTCCAGCTCTTGGCGCGAGGGTTTGGCGAGTATCTGCCGCCCGAGTATCCGTACGACGTTCCTGGCGAGAGCCGCCTGATCAAGGCACGGGATTTCGATGACCGGATCGACGTGCTGCCGGTGTCGGACCCCAACATTTTCTCGGTGGCGCAGCGCATCACCATGGCGCAGACGCAGTTGCAGCTCGCGCAGAGCGCGCCGCAGATGCACAACATGTACGAGGCGTACCGCCGGATGTACGAGGCCATCGGTGTGCGGGATATCGATCAGATCCTGAACACGCAGAACGTGGACAAGCCCAAGGATCCGGCCAGTGAGAACGCGCAGGCCCTGGACGGCTCGCCGCTCAAGGCTTTCGCTGGCCAGCAGCACGATGCTCACATCATGACTCACCTGCTGTTTGGTATGTCGCCGATTGTTGGTGGCATGCCTCAGGTGGCCATGAACCTGCAAAAGCACGTGTTTGACCACATCCGCCTGAAGGCGGAAGAGGCTGTGGAGGCCGAGTTGTTCCAGCAGTACGGCACGGACCCTGAGGGAATGGTGTCGGCGCTGCAGCGGGAGGCGATGGTGGCCCTGAAAGTGGCCCAGTTCTTCCAGGAAGCCAAGCAGATGCAGTCCCAGATGATGGGCGATCAGACCGATCCGCTGGTCAAACTCAAGGAGCAGGAGCTCCAACAGTCTGCGCAGCGCGATCAGGCCCGAATTGCGGTGGACCAACAGCGTTTGGCCTTCGATCAGCAGAAGGAAAACAACGACATGGCCATCGAGCAAGCGAAACTAGCTCAGAAAGGAGCATCAGATGCCCAAAAAACCCAGCAAGTCATTGCCCAAAGTGCCCAAAGACGGTCCCAAGCCCGTTAAAAAGCCTTCGGCGGAGCCAAAAGTGACCTATGTTTATCGCAAGGATGCGTTTAACAAGGTAAAACTGGCTTGAAACTGGTGCTAATATGCACCGCAGCCTTCGGACAGGGGCCTATCTGTCTGCTTCATGGGGATATCCATGCTGGAATTCACTGAAACCCTGCTGCGAGAGATTCGAAGACTGCGTGAGGACACGTATTCGATGATCATCAGCGGCGGTGTTCGCGACATGGAGCAGTACAGGTTCCTAATGGGCCGGTTGGAAGGCTACAAGTTCGTGGAAGAG